TGGTGAAACGGTGATGTCTGCAGCTACCTCAACCTTAATACTCTGCTTAAGGCCAACACGATCCAGGACATCCGCTGCGGCTTTTTGTCTCACCGATGCTGCGACGGTGTCATCGGTGATGATCTCTTCAATAGCATCAATAGCAATCGGTGTGAGCTTCAGCAATCTTCGGGCGGCGAGCTCATGGGTGGCACTAACTGCTTCATTAAGATCTGACCCGTCGTCAAACACGGGCGCAGAAACCTCCCTCTTCACGGGTGAAGAAGAAGGAACTGCCGGGACGAAGAAGTCGTCTTCAGTAGACAAGGGTGTTACGCCCCTCGGTAAGTACCACTTATAAAAAATGTATCAGTATTTATGACGATCTCGGCACCTACTCCGGTAATAACATTATCAATTGGCGTTATCGTCTGGTCTACAGCAAGGGCGGAAAGCTTAACAACCGTAGTTGAGGAGGTTAGTGTGTCACCAATAAGGGTGTAATAAAGACCTTCGCCGTAGTGAATCCAATGACCACTAAATATCTCTCTACCCGGAGTTGCATTGCGGGCAACGGGGAGGGTGAAGGACAATTGAGTTGCAGAGAACGTGGTGGTAGTACCAACAACCATTCTCCACTTAAAGTGAATAGTCTTTGATCCAGTCTTTGAAATATCTTGCTTGTAGACCGCTTGGAGTGTCCCGTTGCCGATTGTCAGGCCGGTGTAAGTTGGAGTCCAAGTTGTCCATGAGCCGACATATCCGGCGACGGTGTTTAGGGACGTGTCTACTCCGGTGGCCAGCGCGCTGAGTTGAGCAGGACCATTGGGTGGGTCAGACGACTCAGGATACGGAAATCCGTAGTTAGTCGTAGTGAGTGTCAAGATTCCTCCAGGTGCGGGCAGCTCAAGCTTACTGCTAACTTTAGCAGAAGTCTGCTACTTTAGCTGCGTGTTAGATGCCCGTGTCGGTAACTAACGCGCGCAGCCTCGCCAAGGTGAGTTGATGTTACTGGTACCAATAGTAGCACGGCCCGCTGCAGGGTTCCTCAGTTGAAGATAGTCTGAATAAACCAGACCGTCGCTGCGACCGTGGCGGCGATGAGGCATACGCTTAAAACTGCTCCGAGAATGGCGTTAAGGATTTTATTCATCTTCTACTCCTAGTTCGATTGGATTGTGGCTTTGGTAAATGTACTCCATCAGGCCGACTAGTTCGTACTGACGGGAGAATAGCTCGCCGCACTCTACCACTATCTCTAGGAGATTGGAAAGCGCGGCGTGGTCAAACATGGATAGTTTTGAGTCTTGAGTTAGAAACTGGGCCGAGGTTATTGCTACAGATAAGCGACCTGAAGCTACGTACGCGGCGGGGAAGATCTCATCTAGTAGTTGGACAAAACCGGACAAAGCGGGATGATTGTCACGATATACGGCTAATGTGGACGAAAGCCGCTTAGCGACCTCGTCGGACTCGGCTTGGATATCTGCGAGCGCGTCAAGAGCCTCGCTGTACGCGCGCTCACCGAACTCCTCTTCCCGCATAGTAGTAACCTACCATGAGTCTTAATCAGTTGAAGAAGGCAAAGTAGATTACCCCGACGGCTCCGAGTGCGTAGCCGAGCAGAGACATGAGTGCCTTGAACCGCTCAACTCTATCGGAGCCTGAGATAACTTCGTACTCCTCAAGGACGATTCTGTCCCGTGCAAAGCCGAATTCGTCGTATACCTGTGCTGATACTTTTTTAGTCATGGTCATAGTATAACTCCGGGATCTATTCTTGTCAAATGTACGGGAATGTGGTTACAGTAGTGATACTAGTGGAAGTAGAGTCAAGTAACTACACCTTCCTACAGAGTTGTCTTAAAGTAAAAAAGGGAGTATACTAGAGAACACACAGTATAGGCAAGTCTGTAGGAACGCGTTGTTAGTTACCTCTAGTTCATCTAGTGCACTCTAGGGCGCTGTTTCATACTACTTTGCACTAGTGTACAATTAGTGCATCAAGACTTACGGACACCAGAACCACCTAAATGTCCGTATTGAGCAAATTAAACCTATTTGTCCAAATATACGAAGGAGAACCATGACCACCAGCGCATCAAGTTTCGCTTATCTACAACCCGGAGACACAGCAATCCGTCTCTTGGCAGGTCGAATCCCGACCGAAATCACCGTCAAAACAGTCACCGATGATCTCATCATCTCGGACTGCGGATGGGAGTTTGACCGAACCACAGGGTTTGAAATTGACAACGAATTGGGCTTTAGCCCAGAGACCGGAACCATCGTTTCGTTCCTCTCTCACCGCCGTTGATTTGACAGCACCGCTCTACTGCACTACTTTCCTACCAACCAACTTAAATAATCTGGAGGTATCACTATGGGGCAATTTGACCCCGAAGCCGTTTCACTAATCCGGCAGTCGCTAGCCGATCACGGAATCACAAACACCAGACCTGCCTCACGAGGTCCAGTTGATATTTGTCGCTGTGGACACTCCAAGCAGTTCCACTCCGATGTGCCCGACACCGAGTACACATGGCTGGCTTCTCCCGACTCTGCGAACCACTCTGGATGCTTCTGTGTCCGATCTAAGCAAGACACGGAGGCCGAGTTTGGCAGGGCTGTTCCACCCCCCTGTCCATGCCCAGGATTTGATGCCGTACTCCAAGTCCGAGGCTTTGGAAACCACTTCCGCAGACGACCGCCTCAGTTAGTTCGCGGACGCTTCCGCTCTCCCCTACCCGCTCTACAGGCATCCATCTTGTCCATCTTTGAGGACAACGATGCCCGAACCAGCGCTCAAACCTCAGCCAGAAACACCGGCATGAAGTCACCATTACCATCCCCTAAGAACCTTGATAAGGCTCTCAAGTGGCTCACCCCCTGCGAAGTTTGCGGGAGCATCACCAAACCACTCACAGCTTTTTTCGCAAACCGAGAACTTGACATCCGCTTAGGTTGTTCCGACTCCTGCTGTTTTGTCGGATATGACCCACTCTCTGACCCGAACTGGACGGCATAAATAATGATTAGACGAAATTTCTCAGACGTAATGTTGGCGATTCAAACAATGGTCAACATGGTAAATCCGAGCACCGCCGAGCAACGGCTGGACTCCTACGACACCACGCGCGATACAGCAGTGGTTGAGCAGTTAGTAGCCACCATCGGATACCTCACCGCATACGCCCGAACCTTTGATATCTCGTACATCCCGAAGATTGAAGAGTCACTCACCGCGCCACTTATGTCACTTAACAAGGCTTGCGCCAAGTTTGACTCCACCAATGAGAAATCATTTGACGCGGTCAAAAGTGCCTCAATGTGGTTTTCTGCTTCCATGATGACATTTGTTGTTGAGGTGACTAAGCAGGCCAGCGATCCAGTCGCCAAGCAAACCTATGGAGTAAACCAGATTGATCTGGAGGACCCTCAATGAATCTAGGCTTTGACATTGACGGAGTACTGTACAACTTCGTTGATGCTTTTCGTGACTACTTGATTACTGATAAGGGCTACTCTGCCGAGCAACTTTCGGCTGAACCGTCTAACTACGCCTTCTTCACTTCCTGGGGATTGACCCGCGAAGAGTTTGAGTTCTACTGCAATCTTGCTGGAAGAGACGGAAAACTTTTCTCTGGCCCGCCCGATCCAGAAGACCTTAGTCAGACGTTTAAGAGACTAAAGTCATCTGGTCACGACATCACCATCATCTCTGCTAGGTATCACGGGCCTGACCCGCACGGTCAAACTCTTGATTGGCTGACTAAGAACAACATTCCGTACGACAACCTCGTGATGTCTTCGGATAAATCCATTGTCCATACTGATGTTTACATTGACGATTTTCTCAGTAACCTAGCCAAACTGCCCAAGACAACGTACCCTTACCTGATGGATCGTCCTTGGAATCAGTACGAACCAATGTTCATGTCTGCTCATCGTGTGTACTCACTTGATGAAATGATTGATCACGCAGTATCACTACGCTTCAATGCCCCAACTGATACACTTGAAGCATCCCACTAAAGAGAAAGAGGTATTACTCAATGCCCGCATGGTTGCGCTCTGCGCTCACCACGTTCGTTGTAACTCTCATCAGCCTTATTCCGATTGAGGCTTTGTCCGGCGGAGACCTTACTTGGGTCCAGACCGCTGTCACCGCTGCTGCTTTGGCTGCCGTCCGCACTCTCGTTGTTGCTCTTAACCCAACTGACCCAAGTTACGGTATTGGTAGCGACTCCGGTGTTGCAGATGGTTACACCGAAGACACCGAAGTCTCTTCAACCAACTAATAGGAGAAGTAGTAATGGCTTACGAAAGAATCACTTGGTTACCCGCAGTGCTTCGTGCTGCTGGTCTAACTGTTGTTGAACATGCTGGTTGGGAAAAGCGCGGACTGTCCGGAGGAACTTTCACTCCTAAGTCTGTTGTCTGGCACCACGATGCAAGTCCAAAGGGAGATTCACCCGGCGTACCTGCTTACATGATTCGCAACTTTGAAAAAGCTGCTGCCCAACTCTGGGTAGACAGACAAGGCCACTGGCACATCATTGCATCCGGTCGTGCACCACACGCCGGACTTACCAAGTTAGGTAAGCCAGGAAACAAAAACTCCATTGGTATTGAGACTGATCACACCACTGGAGAAGTTTGGCCCGAGCCCTTGTTGGTTTCCTTGCGAAAGGGAACGGCTGCGATTCTCAAGCACATGAAGGTTAGTGAGAACGCACTTGAGTTCCACAAGACAATCTGCTTCCCATCGGGACGCAAGAATGATCCTGCTGGACTTGACCTTGCTAAGGAACGCGCCCGAGTTAAGACCAACATGACTGCAAAGCCTGTTGCTCCTAAGCCTCCGGCTAAGCCAACAACGCCCAAGCCACCGGCTAAGCCCAAGCCCCCAGCCAAGCCTAAGCCGACTCCGTCCGTTTCTCTTGCACGGATTACTAAGGCTGCCAAGACTGATCCATCAACTAACAAGAGTTCTTACCCAACCGGAACCAAGGTTGTTGAGAGCGCTCTAGTTGCTGAGAAGCTTTTGGCAAAGAAGTATGCCGAAGGTTACTATGGAACACTCACTGTTGAGGCTTACAAGAAGTGGCAACGTAAGTGCGGATTCACCGGAGCAGACGCTAACGGAATTCCTGGACTTAAGTCGTTGACCATCCTCGGCAAGAAGTACGGCTTCAAAGTAACTAAGTAGCCCGACCAAAAACAAGAGAGGCTACACCTTGTCTGACGAACACGAGCACGAAGACGAGTTCGATCAAGACGATCTCCCAGAAGTCCCCATCATTGTGACTAAGTCCAATGGTGGGGACTTGGATGATGAAGCATTCCTTTTAGGTTGCTCTTACGGCGCACTTGAAGTTCTTGTTGAAATGGAACTTCCAATGATTGTTGCCGTTGTTGATGATCGTTTATTAGAACAATTAGATCTTCTGACAATGGCTGGTGGCTACACATGCACCGACACACCGCACGAAGAATACGAAGGCGCATCAAATATAATCATGGTATTAGCGGACCGTTCCATAACTTCGGACACAATACCTGACTGGTTTACCGACACAAAATAACTCTTGTGAGATAGCCCACAGTCCGTTTTGTACCTCTTGTCTGTTATGACTTTTTTGCCTCTGCTACAATTTATTTGTGTCCCTTCGGGGACATTTTGCTTTTACAGCAAAGTTTTGTCCATCTAGGTAAGGAGCAATATGAGTATCATCCAAGCACGAAAAACGAAGTTGCTGATGTCTGCGACCGCAGTTGCCGTCTTTATCGGACTCACGCTGGCAGTCGCACCGTCAACAGCAGTAGCACCAGAACAAACACAGACAACCACAAAGAAGACACAAACCACTCAAAAGAAGACAACACCAGCAAAGACAAAAAAGAAGAAGATCGTCACTCGCAAAGCGACCAGCACCAAGCGCATCAAGAAGACATCACGGTCTAGTGTTCGAACGAAGACTTACACAACACCAGCCAGTGGAAAGCGCAAGTGCGAATCTTGGGAAGACTGGACCACCCCCTGTGGCAAGAACCAACGAATTGGATACGCTCAAGCATCTGATCGTGGTTGGACTGGTCGCCAGTGGGTTTGTCTAAAGAAGCTTTGGTACCGCGAAAGCGGATGGTCAAAGAACTCTGGATCTCCTGACGGCGGGGCCTTTGGTATCCCACAGGCTCTCCCTGGTTCAAAGATGGCATCCGCTGGATCGGATTGGCGCACCAACGCTGCCACCCAAATTAAATGGGGACTTGGCTACATTGATGGTCGCTACGGATCTCCCTGCTCAGCCTACGCTCACTGGCAATCCCATAACTGGTATTAAGGATTAGAAATTGAAACGACTAACGACAACCGCCAAACTTCTAGTAAGCAACGGGAGTCTTCCAAAGGCTCTCGTTGCTTTACTAGTTTTCGGGCTAATGCCCATTCCATTATTCTTTGATGAGATCGCCCTAGTTATTGCCTGCGCTTGGGCTTGGCTTCTTTACCGTCCGATCATTAAGCAAGCTTGGGAAAGTTCATATAGGGTTGAGGCATGACCGTACTCAGACCTACATGGGACGAGTACTACTTGGGAATCGCTGTAGCCGTATCAAAACGCGGAGACTGTACTCGGGCGCAACATGGGGCAGTTGTCGTCAAAGACCACAAGATTGTTTCAACCGGATACAACGGAACTCCACCAGGAAACGACAACTCCTGCGGATCTTCTGGCCTTTGTCCTCGGGCACAAGACCCCTCCGCCGAACACTCTGAGGGAAACTACGACCTGTGCTGGTCAACTCATGCCGAGGCCAACGCCCTGCTTCGGGCCTCGTGGAATGACCTGCAAAACTCTACGCTGTACGTCACTGGAAAACCCTGTCCTGGATGCGCAAAACTAATTGCTTCTGCTGGAGTCGGAAGAGTCATCTACCCACCCAGCTCTTAATAGTACGAACTAAAGTACTGGCGTGTCGCTACCAACTTTCTCCCCCTCACGTGGTAGTTTGACACCAACCACTTACGTGTAGTATGCTCTACACCTGATGCTTGAGTGCGATTACTGCGGGAAAGAATTTGAGCCCACCTACACAAGGTGGCTCTGTCCGCACTGCCACATGAAGGCAAATTGTTGTGAGGGATTCCCACTACCAGAGAGCGAACAATGATTTTCTCATTTTTGCTCGCTGCCGGAAGTATCGCCGGTCTCTGGTTAGTTAGTAGAAATCCACGCGCAGGATGGGCTTGGTGCCTCTTGATGGAGATTCCTTGGACACTCTACGCAGTCCTTGTAGGCGAATACGGACTTGCATTCCTTTGCTTGTTCTACGGATTCGTTTATGCCTACAACCTCAAGAAAAGCAAGTCCAACCTAAACTCGAAAGGAACTACCCGAAATGAACAAGAGAATCACACTTGCAGTTGTTGCGAGCATTGTTGCGCTTAGTGTAACCGGATGTGCTTCGTCACCTGCTCCAAGCAACTCAGCACCAGCTCCTGCTCCTGTTTACTCCTATGACCCACCTGTTTACGAGCCACCCGCACAAAGTGCAGAAGATATCTTTTACTCTGTGATTGAACCCCGCTTCCCAACTGTCCCTCGCTCAACCGCAGTGAACCTTGGTAAAGCAATCTGTAACGCTCTTGACTCCGGTGCATCTATTACCGATGTTGGTCAGGTCGCTGCGAACAACGGAATTAGTTACAGCGATGCTGGATACCTTGTAGGCGCATCAATCGCTTCCTTCTGCCCCGAGTACGAAGACGATGCTCGGGCTTTGCTCGGTAACTAGTAATGCCAAAGCCTGAATACTGCGAGAAGTGCAAGCGGATCATTGGGATCGGCTGTGCTTGCGACATGACTTTCAAAGAGAAGATTGAGAGCCAGATACTCTCACTACCCGACTCTTTCAAAGCAACCAAAGACAATCGGAGAAATAAGTGACCAAGGAAACGCCACAACGGCGCATTGAGTACACCTATGGATACCAAGGCGATCTCTCACAAGAGTCTGGTCAGATCTACGAGTCCTACGAGATGCTCGGGTTAGACGGAGCAATCAGTAAGACCCGCAAGAACTCAACCGTACTTTCTTACTCTTGTTGGAACTTTGTGCAGACCGCACGAACTCTAGTCGGCGAGACGTTAGAGACCTCTCTTATCAAGACTGCTGGACTAACCTCCAGCACCCGGACTGGGAATGACCGAGTTAAGAACGTAGCCTCACTTGCCTCTTACTGGGATAGCAGAGGGGGATTATTCAAATCGGACAGTTCTTTCTCTCCATCCGCCGGGGATATTTTCTTCCTCGGATCTTCTGGTATGAAGTGGAGCCCTTTGTTTGCTGGGATTGTTGAGTGCGTTGAAGGAGAGATAGTCACCGGAATCTCAAGGCACGCCTTGACTGCTGATTCTCCCGGCCTTGTTACTCGCTCGCGCTACGCCAAGTTTGCTATTAGTCCGTTCTCTAAGAATGGGATTATTGGCTACGCTCGCCCTGATCACAAAGGCATTTACATGCCAACTAGTGAGGCAGTGCTCAGCGGAAACTTGACAGAAGAAGAGATCTATTGGGCTTCTTACGGAAAACTTCTTCTTCAAACTGGTTTCTTGTCTGGACCAATAGCACTGCGTAAAACACCAGAGTATGTTGACGCAAGTAAAAAAGTATGTAAAGAGTTTGGGTTTCCGTTCTCCCGACTTGACAGCAACACTGTTGCTTGGGTAAGCTTACTTCTTGGTGGAGCAAGTGAAGACATCCCCACCGAAAGACCAAGTCTTTCTATACTGGATGCTTCTAAGCAGGCTCTGTCAAAGATACAACGGAAGAAGATTTACACCACGCATATTTACTACGGCGCGCGGTCTTGTAAGTCTGTTAAAGAACTCCAACGAGCACTGAACGCAACTGGAACAGTGCCTCCTGTTGAAGTCACCGGACACTACTTTGACAACACCAAGAAATCTTTTGACCAATATCTAGAGAACTTCTCCGGAGATAGGCTCCAAGCCTTCAAGGAATTGTTCCCTACAACTAAATACAAACTAGTCTGAAAGGACAAAAATGATTGAACTAGACACTGAAAAGCGCAACCAAGAACTTGTATTCAAGTTTAAGGAAACAAACGCAACTCTTGAGGAACTTGGAACTGAGTACGCACTCTCACGTGAGCGCGTCCGTCAGATCTTGTCCAGAGAACTTGGTGAGAGCAAGTACAGCAAACTCACCAGAAGTCGTACCTCTGCTCGCAGTGACGAAAACGGCGAGTACTTGAAGACAACCATCAAAGAGATCGCTGACGAGATCATTGATGCTACTGACAAGGGCGACGAACTCCCCACCATCTTGTCAATCTGTGATGAGTACGAAGTATCTGTAGCAGTTGCTTCCAGCGCACTTGAACTGGTTTCCAAGTCACTCGGCAGAGAGCACGTGCACATGCTTGCTCTTAAGCGCACCACGACAAAAAACCTGCAGTACAGCGAGAAAGAACTTGTTACTCTGGTTAAGCGCGCTTACAAAGAAGTTACCGCTGACGGCAAGTCATTCTCTGCAAAGAACTACAGCGACTGGAGAGAGGCACAGAAAGAATCCTGCCCAACTCCTCTTACTCTGATGAAGCGCATGAGCAATGACAACCGCTGGTCAGATGTTAAGGCAGTGGCTTCGGGCAGTAAGGTCGCGCACGCTCGCGGTCCAGGTGGCCCCCAACGCTCTTGGGATCACAAGGCTTTGATGAAGGTTCTCCGTGACTTCCTGTCTTGGTCGCACAAGAACCAACGCGCAGCAACACAGAACGCTTATCTGGAGTATCAAGAGCAGACCTCAGTAGATACCCCGTCCATCACTTTGATTCGTCTCCGTCTTGGATCTTGGATGAATGCCCTAGAAACGGCAAAAAACAAGTAACCTTACGACTTGACAAAGCTTGCCGAGTAGGCAAGAATGACACTAATGACATCTGAAAGAGGTCTTATGACAAACGTACGTGCTGAGATACATGACACTCAGTTCCGTCGAATTGCAGTCAATGGCGAATACCGTGACCGCGATCTCATCAAGTCAGTTCCAGGTGCTTCATGGAGCAAGCGAGCAGACGGCTGGACAGTCCCCCTGTCTTGGTCGGCCTGCCTTGCTCTTCGTGGAATCTTCGGAGACCGCCTTGAAATCGGCAAGAGGCTAGACGAATGGGCGCGTAACTACCAAGAAAATGTAGTTGGGCCACCCCTCGCTCTTCGTGAAGCCCTTGACGCTCCAGGAGACGACGACCTCTATTCATTCCAAAGAGCGGGAGTCAAGTTTCTCGCATCGCTTGACTCCGCTCTTTTGGCTGACGATCCCGGCTCTGGCAAAACTGTCCAAGCAATTCGCGCGCTCAAGCTTCGTGAAGAGCGCGGAGAGACTGTTTTCCCTGCGCTTATCGTTGCACCTAACTCCGTGAAGTTTTCATGGAAGCGCGAGTTTGAGAAGTTCTGGCCAATGAAGCCTGAACTCGCAGTAGGTGGCGGACCCTCAATCTCTGTTGTTGATGGATCTGCAGTCGCTCGCCGTAAGGCACTTGAACCAGGATTTGATGTTTACATCATTAACTGGGAGATGCTTCGTTCACACTCACGACTTTCTGCCAGAGGCTCCATCGCTCTGCGCCGTTGCTTTGAATGTGGCGGAGAAGACACCACCGTTTCAGTTGCTCGTTGTCACGCACATGAGAAGGAACTGAACCAGATTGATTTTGTCACCGTAATTGCTGACGAGATTCACCGCGCTAAGGACCCAGCAAGCCAGCAGGCACGCGCACTACTTGCTGCCTCTGAATCAGAATCAACTAAATACCGAATTGCTTTGACCGGAACTCCAGTTGCTAATAGCCCAAGCGATATGTGGTCTATCTTCCACTGGCTCCGTCCGCACGAATGGTCAACCAAGGTTAAGTGGATTGACCGCTACGTCAACTACTCACTCAACCCTTGGGGCGGAATGAGCATCTACGGTCTTCGCAACGACACCAAAGATGAGTTCTTCAAATCAACTGACTACATGATTCGCCGTATGCCAAAGTCCATCACTCTTCCGTTCCTGCCACCTGTCGTTCACGAACGCCGTGACGCTCCAATGGTTCCCAAGCAGAAGAAGGCATACGACGAGATGGAGAAGCACTTGATGACTCGTCTTGAAGACGGCTCGCTCTTGTCTGCTCCTAATCCAATGACACAAACACTTCGTCTGGTTCAGTTTGCTAGTGCCAGCGGAGAGATCATCACCAATGAAGCGGGCGACGAAAAGCTCGTACTAACTGAGCCGTCCGGAAAGATTGACACTTTCATGGACGACATTCTTGCCGGAGACTTTGACGGACAGTCTGTTGTTGTGTTTGCTCAGTCCAAGCAACTCATTGACTTACTCGGCGCACGCATGGCTGAGAAAGAACTAACCTACTGTCGTATCACTGGAGATGAAGACGCTATGACGCGCCAGTCAGCCATTGATATGTTCCAAGATGGAAAACGACAGTTCATTCTGTGCACGCTTGGCGCTGGCTCAACCGGCATCACGCTGACCAAAGCATCTGTTATGGTCTTCCTTCAACGCTCATGGTCTGCTGTTGAAATGACTCAGGCAGAAAATCGTGCTCACCGTATTGGCTCCGAGCAACACGAGTCTATTTTACGAGTTGACTACGTCACTCCGGGCACTGTAGAAGAATCTGTTCTCCGTGTGCTTGACCAGAAAGAAGGCTACTTAGAAGAAGTAGTCCGATCAAAAGATCTAATCAACCGATTCATTAAAGGAGAGCTATGACAGCCGAACACTTGATGGCTGATACTTCGCTATCAACAGTTGACTCTGCTGACGGAACACTTGGTGTGTCCAACTCAGAGATCCAGACATTCAAGCAATGTCGCCGTAAGTGGTACATCCAGTACTACTTGAAGTACCGTCCTCGCAAGACAGAGATTGTTTCTGCTCGCGCACTTGGTACTCGCGTCCACGCTGCTCTTGAGCACTACTACCGTGACGGAATCCCGTTGCTTGAGACGCACTCCAAGCTTTTGGCAGAAGATCGTCTTGTTCTTGAGAGCCAGGGAATGGACCCTGCTGATCTGGATAACGATGGAGACCTCGGCCACGTCATGCTTGAAGGCTATGAGCAGTGGGTTGCCGAAGAAGGTCTTGACGCAAACCTTGAGATTATCTCGGTTGAAGAGATGATGAGCCTTCCTGTTGAGACTGCTTACGGCACGGTCAACCTTGTTGGAAAACTTGACCTCCGTGTTCGCAACTTAGCAACAGGCGCTCGCCGAGTTCTTGACTTCAAGACCGCTCAGGCGTTCAGCAACTTCACCGCAATCTCACACATTGCTGAGCAGTTGCCTACCTACACAATTCTTGACCGAGCGACACACGAAGCTTCGGGCGATACCGACTATGTTGAAGGTGGTATCTACCGAATCCTCCGCAAGGTTAAGCGCGGGCCTCGCGCGAACCCTCCGTTCTATGGAGAGTTTGAGATCCGCCACAACGAGTTCCACCTTCGGTCTGTGTGGACACGAATCACAGGAATCATCAGTGACATGATGCGTACGCGCAAAGCACTTGATGAAGGTGCAAACCACCTGTTTGTTGTGTACCCTACACCAGATCGTTCATGTTCTTGGAAGTGCGAAGCGTACTCAATTTGTCCGCTTTTCGACGATGGATCTGACTTCCGAGGAATGCTTGAAGAAGACTTTGAGCGTTCTGATCCCTACGCTTACTACGGAAGTAAGCCCGAAGAGGAGCATGATGTTTAAGATTGCTCCCGTACAAAACAACACCAGGAAGGATAAACTGAAATGACTCTCCACCAGTCTTTGACTATGGTTATCTATGGTCAATCAAAGACAGGCAAGTCAACGCTTTCGGTTACCGCACCTGCTCCACGACTTCTGCTTGACGTAGAAGGTGGCGCACGGTTCTTGCCGATCAAGCCAGTTGCATGGGACCCGACTACTCAGGCTCCGCCAGAGGACACGGGAACTTGGGACACTTGCGTTGTCACCATGACCCAGTTTGGTACGCTCCAGAAAGTTTACGAGTGGCTCCAGTCAGGCAACCACCCGTTCAAGAGCGTAGTTATTGACAGTGTCACTGAGGCACAAGTCAAGATCGTTGACAGCGTTGCCGGTCGTAGTCAGGTCAAGATGCAGGACTGGGGCGAGATTCTTCGTTCCACCACTGGTCTTCTCCGCGACTTGCGCGACTTGACGATGCACCCAACTAACCCTCTTACTTCTGTGATCTTGATTGCAATGGAGTCTGAGGACCAAAACGGCAAGAAGCGTCCTTGGTTGCAGGGCAAGTCAGGTGTTACTCTGCCTTACTTGTTTGACATCACCGGACACCTTCGTGTTGATGAATACCCGAACGCTGACCCGACTCAACCGAACACTCGTGTTCGTCGTCTTGTGATTGGTCCGAATGAGGACGCAGTTGCTGGCGAGCGAGTTGGCGGACGTCTTGGTGAGGTCGTTGAAGAAGGCGACCTGAACATCACCAAAATGATCGAACGTATCTACGGTACGGTCGGAGCAACAACCACTACTGAATAGACCGTATCAACGGCTATCAAACCCGAGAGGAATATGAACATGGCTTCAACAGCATGGGACGCGCTACTTGACAGCGCAGAAGACACCAGTGGTGGTGGAGATTACTCCCCCATCCCCGCTGGAGATTACACCGCCACGGTGAAGGATGCCTCGCCTAAGACTTCGTCTACTGGCAAGGATATGTACAAGGTCACTTTTGAGATCGCCGATATGGGACCTCACAAGGGACGCTTGGTGTTCACGCAGTTTGTTATCTCTCCTGAGAACCCGACTGCGCTTGGCATCTTCTTCCGTCAAATGGCCGCTTTTGGTCTGACCGCAGACTACTTCCGGACTAACCGTCCATCAGGTGAAGAAGCCTGCAGGAAGCTTGTTGGTCGCACCGTGAAGATCAAGGTGACTGAGGGCGAGTACAACGGCAAGCCAAAGAACGACGTTAAGAACGTTGCTCCTGTTGCAGGCTCGGCAGCTCCGGCTCCGACTGCATCGGCTCCTGCCCCTGCTCCCGCACCAGCACCTGCCCCCGCTCCGGCACCTGCACCAAGCCCGAGCGACGAAGAGAGCCTTGCTAGCAAGCCCTCTTTCTAGTCCGATAGAGCAGGGGCCACATGCACCCCGAACCCGCAAAAGTGGCCCCTGCTTTATCTCTCATAAAAGAATTGGACAATGACACTTTTAATCACAGGTACTTCGTCTAGAGCGTGCTCTAAGAAGCGCGAAGGAACACTTGCTAGTTTGATTAGCTGGGCTATGGCTAACTCGGACGAGAACGTAACGCATGTATTTCCTCACGCGGTTGACGAGATCACTCAGCCAGTTTTGATTGGCTTGTCATCTCCGACTGCTCCAGTTTCGAATTACACCTACCACGGATTTGCAACTCTCTCGGACGCTTATGACCAAGGGATGTTGGCTGGAGTCTTCATTGACCAGCCAGACCCAAACTCTGTGGCTAACGGATGCAGAACTGCACTCAGTGATTACGCGCGTCTGTCGTCTGACTTCTACTCCAAGCGACCGGGCCACGGGCAGTATCTTGAAGATGACGACTTTCGAAAGAAAGTACACCGTGGAATGTCACTGTACTTGAACGAGCAACTGAACTTGATTGTTCCGGCTTACCCTTGGGCAAACGAGAAGAAGATTAAGAAGCTTGTTCCAGAGCAGCACCGACTTCGCTTAGTTGATCCATCAGGAGCTTTTGACTCTCTTATGTCAATAATTTCTTTGTCCTACCCAAGAAGTTCTGTTGACGCTTCCAAGGTTTGGGCAAGGGAGACTTCATTCTCAGGAAGAAAGCTCAAAAGCTCGGATCAAACTTTTCCTGTTATCACTACTAAGTGGTCTGGAAAGCAACAAGACTTTGAGACTTACCGAGCCTCTTGGGGAGTGGTGGAGACGGACCCATCAGCCCCAGGTTGGTGGACCCCGACTGCTATTGCTTCACTAACATTTGGATCATTGTTCATTGGTGGAAAGCACACTGCGGAAAGATTTATGTCGCCGTGGTTTGACCAAGCCGAATCAATGACACCGGACGAAAGATCACTGCACGTTTCTAGACAATTAAGCCTACTAAGGAGATCAACATGGTCAATGGAAGACCTTCTAAGCCCAATTCATGGATTGATTCGTTCGACACGACCATTGGAGAAGTTGGATACTCCGCTAGCCTGATCTCCGACATTGCTAAAGACTTTGCCTTGACTTGCCTTTTGTGGGAAATTCCTACAGAAGACATACCTAAAGTCTTTGGTCTGCTGTACTACGCGTCCTCTGGAGAGCCTATCCCAGAAAATCTATGGGACGACTCCTACAAGGAAGCAAAGAAGGCCGAAGCAAGGCAGTGGGCACCTTGGCGATCTGGTCTTTTTGGACTAGGATCAACCTGTCGTGTTGCTGGTAGCACAGAAGAAGGTAAGTGCGTAGGCATCCGATCTGGACGAGTTGCAGTAGATTTTGGTTCTACTACGATTGTTTTGAATCCTGCAGTTGTGGAAGGAAAAGTTGAATGAAGCTTTCTCCGTACGTTATAGCCTGCATTACTTTGTTCTTTGCAGGATCAATCCTTGCTTTGTTTGGTGAGTTTAAGGTTGGGGTTGTAGTCCTCGTCGGTTCTTTGATTGCTGCCGTAGCCTCAATTCGAGATGATTTGCTATGAGCACCAAGTGGGTAGTCGAAGACTTCGGCAACATCCACATTGAACACACGCAGTTTGGAAATCCTCAGCAAGTCTTAGTTGATCTATCAAAGCACCTTGAGCGAGCGATTGCTTACGGAATTGATATTGAAGAGACGTTCGTAGACTCTTTCCCAATGACTGATGGAACAAAGCGAAGTTGTGTTAAGTGGGTAGGTAAAGTCCCCCTGCGCCATGTCGCCGATGCCAGAGAGTTTCTGATGAACATAACTCTGAAGAATGTTCACTTGTGAGATGGACAGAAGTTAGCGACGAGTACGACAAGTTAAAGCTTGGAACTCCTGGCTTTGTTGATCCAGGTAACGACGACGTGATGTACACGCTTGCCATAGCAGTAGTGCAAGCAGGAGCAGTAGACACAATGCGATCCGCAAGAGAATGGGCCGAGTCTGCTGTGTTCTCCACTGATGTATCAGAAGATGGAACGATGTGGACATACGCCGAAGATGCAGATTTGACAGAGTAGTACATAATCTAGTATGCTCTGGGAATCAAATCAAAAATTATTAGGAGAAAAATGACTACAGAAAATATCTACATCGCTGGTCTAGGTCAACTTACCTTTGAAGAGTGGGCTGAACTTGAGCCTGCGACACCTCTGTCTGTAATCCCTATTGAAGGTCGCCCAGCCTTCTACGTTGGAGAGACACCGCACTCAGAGGATACGTACCTTGATCCGTCTGCTGGGTCTAGGTTCTCAGAGATCTACACAACAGACAGCATTGATGTCCGTATTAATCTGTACGGTTTCTCTAGCCCCTCTGCTCCTGGAGTCTTTGAGTACCGCTACTTGATCAACGATGCTGGTCTAACCAACGAAGATGCACAGCGACTCCTGAACTTTCTCCCTGATGCTTATGAAGCATGGGCAATTAACGGATACCGAGTTGCAGTCAACTGCCAAGCAGGGTTGAACCGCTCCTCTTTGTTTGCAGCGATGATGCTGATCACCGATGGGTTCTCTCCAGAGCGAGCAATCCAACTTATCAGGGACAACAGATCCTCACTTTGCTTAGTCAACCAAGACTTTGTAGACTTCCTTACGAGCAATGAAAAGGTTATCCGACAGGCAGGACTAGGAGAATAGTGACATACGAACACAAAGGAACCTTCACAAGGAGCTTCTATACAAAAGCACCCGGCCATTTCATTGAGTTTACTGATATGGCCAAGGGAGGAATCAGGGCTGAGTGTTCCTGTGGAATCTGGTCTGATTTCACTGATTTTGACAGTGCAACCAAGTATGCTAAGCGACACATCCACATAGTCAAAAGAGCAATAAAGCAGTTAGATCCAGCAACCAAACTAAGAATTCAAACCAGCAAAAAGTTTCGTCCACTATCACTGTCAGATGAGGAGTAATATAGTGTATGTGAGTAACACTGAGTTTGATTCAGATGCTGACTTTACTATGCCTCCAGCAAAAGTTGACAAAGAAGAAACCATAGCTAAAATCATTCCCTTATTCAGGGAGCAAGATAAGACTCCGGTAGCCCCGGAGTTTGAACGGAGAAGCAATGGCAAGACGGAAAAGACTTAAATTATCACCTCCTAAAGAAGGTGTAACCGTAAGCGATTCGGCAACCATTAATAAGCGTCAAGTTGTTCGCGGAACTGAACTAACAATCAGAGATATAAAAGGAAGATTTAAGTTTCTATATCACACAAAGACCGAACTTCCTGATGGATCTTTCTCCGAGCATATTGATGTAATCGGAGGATACCGAGGGGTAGTTTTACACCGGACATTCCGACCAGAGCAAGTCAAGACTGTCCACCGGAACAAAAAGATGCGACTGCATCCTGCATCATGGAGAGGCGACAACGCCTTGCCAAAGACCTGATCTATAGAGTACGATCCACCTATTATCAAAAATATAAACACATAACGAGGAGCCATGACAACAGAAGCCCAAGAATGGATGACCGCAGTATGGTCTCCGCTCGGACTTGACCACATCATTGAGGTCAGTCTTAAAACAAAGTCTGGTCAGTGGAAGTCAGTCCACTCACCACTCGCGGATGCTATTGAAGCTGCTGGCAAAGGCACGTTCACAAAGTTTGCTGAGCAAGGTAATGATGTTTACGCAGGTCTTATTGGTCTGAGTAAAGCTCCGGACGGTCCAGGCAAGCGCGGGTCTAGTTCACTGCGTGACTTTGGTGCGTGCATCTGGATGGATGTTGACTGTGTCGCTCCAGGTCGTAGCAAGCAGAACTTGTTTGAGACAGTTGAAGACGCTATTGAGCAGATTGACTCAGCCGGACGATACTTAGGAATTGGTCCTGCAGATGTTGTTGTGCACTCTGGTTGGGGTGTTCACGTGGCTTGGTTGCTCAGTGAACCTGCTCTTGCGAATAACCTAAGTGCTGCTGTCCGCATGGTTGAGAACACATTGTCTTCTCTGACTGGAAAGCATGTTGACCATGTAGGGGATGTAACTCGTGTCCTCCGTGTCCCCGGAACTTTCAACCGCCGTGGTGAAGATGCCAAGGTAACTCTGGTTCGCTGTGACACTAGTAACCGTAGAACTTGGGAATCTCTTAAGTTCTCTCTTGGTCTTTCTGATGAGATGCTCAACCGAGTTGTGTCTCCAGTTGAGCGCAAAGACTCACTTGGTGGATACACCAAAGACAACCGACCACTGATGGACATCCCCTCTTTGTTTGAGGCTACGACTAAGTGGTCTGACGTTCTTGTCCCCTTCGGTTGGACTCTAGTCTCTAGCAACGACCGTGAAGACTCATGGCTTCGCCCAGGTAAAGAGGACGACAGGAGCACGGGAGAACGCTCCGGAGTGGTGTACGCTGACACACCAGGGCTCATGGTTATTTACACCGATGCTCCGACTGGACTAAATAACTTAAGGATGACTGATGATCGTGCAGGCGCAGGCTCTGGCTGTATTGACAGATGGAGAGCGTGGGTTGATTTGATGTGGGATGGTGACTTTAAGTCTGCCCTAGAAGATGCCTCCAAGAGAGCCTTTGATGGTGAAGGAGATCTTGGCACTTGGCCTGACACCTTCATTGATGAACTCACGCAGGAGTACTCGCTTGGAATCCGATGGGCACAGAAGTCGCGCGTAGCAGCTGTTGACCTCATTGCGAGGGGACTGTGACCCTTATGGAAGCACACTCAACCGAACCTATGCGCGCATCATTGAAGATGGCTCTTGGGTATGTCCGTGCAAACTGGATAATCATGCCGGTGTGGGGAATCACAGAAGACCACAACTGCGCTTGTGGCTCCGACGATTGTGTTGGGGCAGGTCGCCACCTCGTAGGTGAAGGCGGTCTTGTCGTTCGTGACGAAGAGCACGCTAACGCAGAGTGGGGTCCCTCGCATACGTACGAGCGAGGAATTGCACTGAAAACTGGACGCGAGTCTGGCATCATCGTTATTGACGTTCCCCCAAGTGCTGAGCCACCTGACGCCGTTGCGTATTCACGTCGTGCGTACTCAATGACTCCCTCTGGCGGACACCACTACTTCTACCGCATCAGCGAAACTGACATCCTTGTTCCTACTGAGGACGACGGACGCTCCAGCCTTACTGGCTCAGGTCTTCGTGTCGTTGGTGAAGGTGGTTACGCATTCCTCCCTAGCGGAACGGACGTAGGCCCCCACGGTCGCCGTTGGGTCTCTAGAGATGAACTTGGCGTTCTAGACCAAGACGTCAAGGCAATGCTTGTCTCTGCTGGGATTATCCAGATTGACTCGGACGAAACTTTTGACGCGGATATTCCGTGGATGGTAACTCCGGGTGCCGGATCATTGGTGCGCCGTTCTTCCACACCGCTTGGTATTGGTCGTGTAATCATTGATATGCACGGGCACTTAATCTGCTCTGTCCTCTCAGTGAGTACAAGCAACAGCGAACTTATGGTGTGGAAAGATGGATGGAACTCAGGAGCAGATGCTGAGGCTTCACTGCAGAACATGATTCTCGGAACAATGTCTAACCCTGTGCGCTCTTGGTTTGCAGATGCAGCTGCTGTGAACGACACTCAGTCAATCCAGACGCTCCGACGCTTAACACAAAAGATCCGTGCTGGTGAAGGCAAGCGCGCGACCATTGACTTTATCCGCTCGGATGAGCGCATCAAGACTCGTGACGAAGAGTGGGATGCACAAGATCATCTTCTTGGTCTCCCAGGCGGTCGTGTTCTTAACCTAAAGAACAAAGAGGTCTACTCAGGTAGTGCAGCTCGTAATGCTCGGATTCGTTACCGCACAGATGTTGACTACATCCCAGGAGCACACGATCCGATCCTTGACCAGTTCCTTGAAGACTGCCACGTGTTCAACGACGAGGAGGGCGGAACTGAGTTCCTGCTTGACGTAGCAGCAGCTACTCTCGCCGGTAAGCGCATCATTGGTGACAAGGTAGTTATCCTTTACGGCCCCACGGGCTCAGGTAAGTCAACCTTTGTTGACCTGCTTGCTTCCACAATGGGAATGAGAGACGAGGGCTACGCCTCTGTTATCTCGCACGCTCTCGTCGTGGGCAATGGAGTTAACAATGACTCGTACTCGCTGGCTAAGACTCGTGGTTCGCGGATGTTCACACTTGACGAACTTCCTCAGGGAAAGCCTCTTAAAGAAGACATGCTCAAGACTTTGTCGGGCTCTACCGTTCTTGCTGTCCGACAGATTCACCGGGCTGAGGAGACAATCCGAAACAACGGAACTCTGTGGATTGCTACTAACGAACCACCAATCACCGCAGACGATGCTCTATGGCGCAGATTCTTGTTCATCAACTTTCCAATCAAGCGAGACGACACAAACATTGACGACCGCATCAAGCGCACCCTGCTTGACCCGCACCGTCCGCTTGCTCGTCAGGCCCTCCTGGCAAAGCTTGTTGAGCGCACTCCACGCTTGTTCGGTGCGCTGGATGCTAAGGCTGGAACTCTCAGCCAAGGCTTCACCATCCACCCGTCTGCCATGACCTATGCACGCGCTATCCGATCACAGTCAGACCCATTCTTGGCTTGGCGTGAAGCAAACCTTGAGCACTCTCCAGGAAACGACTCAGTGGCTATCGCCAGCGCGTATATGTCGTACCGACGGTTTTACGATCAGGAAGGTTTTGCTGGTCGTGAGGGACAAATGACAATGACAGCATTCAGAGACAAATTGCGAACTGAAGGCTTACTTTCCGACAGTGGTAAGTATCTGCTAGATGTCGCGTTAATAGAACAAACAACAAGCCAGGTCTTCGGATCTCTTTAGGAAGGCATCAAAATGAACAGCAACGACGTAAAAAATAGAACGCCTCTAGACACCGACGTAACTCGTGTCTCTGATCTTGAGCCCGGAGACAGACTTGCTCCTGGAATCTGCCTAGGCCCTTTCAGTGTTATTGATATAGTTAGCGTTAAATCGCTTACTGCTGCAGATAACGGAAAGTTCGCCGTCACTTTCTACAACCAAGGAACACTGTTTCTTCATGGTGATTTACTTGTAGAAGTTGTTTCTACCCCATAATTGTGGTAGTGTCCGAGATACAAGATTCATAGACAATAAGGATAAACATGGGCAAGCGATCATCAGGCAAGTCTCGCGCAGCTAGAACTGAGAACCAAGTTCAAGCAGCGATCACAACCCTTCACCGTCATGGCTGGGATGTTGCCATGCAAGACGGGGAGGCTGAAGGAGAGACAGAAAATCCAGCTATGGTTAGGGCGATTGTTGTTAGCCCTTGGCAACCAAAAGAACTGATTCATAACCAAACGTATGGTTATCTTCCAGAAAGTGAAGAAAACGATGATACTCTGGCTTGAGCCTGTTTCTGAACCAATACCCTGTATTCAGTGGGCTGGTGTCAATGTTGATGAAGTTATTGAATTTACTGGTGGAGAGTTCTCCATTGAAGTCCTAGACAATGGGGCTGCACTTGGACTCCTGCACGGCGAGCCAGTAGATGTTGAAAAGTTTATTGTATTTGAGAACGGCAAGTACTCAGCGTACACAAAGTCTCATATTGAGCAGAAGTATAGATTGCTTTAAGTTAGGTCATAGTGAGTATCAAAAAATTAGTAACTGTCCTTGTTGGGTTTGCATTTTTTTCCGTTGGTTGTGGTTTACTCTTTGCTGTTGGAACTTCGTCTGCATCATCAGAAGACAAAGTAACCATCTGCCACCGAACTAGCTCACAGACTAACCCTTACGTCAGAGAAACCGTAGATCGTTCCTCTATCAAAGAGGGCCACTCACTGCACGTTGGACCAATTTGGTCTGATGGAATTGAACCTTTTTGGGGCGACATCATTCCCCCATTTGAAGATTTTGCCGGGTATAACTGGACTGAAGAAGGTCAGTCTATCTGGAGTAACAAGTGTAATTTAGTCTCGCCAACTCCAACACCAACTCCAACTGAGACTGAGAACGAGACTGAGAGTCCAACTCCAACTCCTACTGCAACCGAGACAGAGACTCCTACTCCTACTCCTACTCCGTCAGAGACAGTAACCGAGACTCCAACACCAGAGCCAACGGAGACAGAGACTCCTACTGCGACTCCTACGCCTACCACCACTGAGACTGTTGTCCCATCTCCTTCACCAGAAGAGACAACCCCAGCCCCAGCAATAAGTCAGGGCACGCCTCTACCAGGTGAACTACCTCAAACTGGTTTTCCAGCATTACTGATTGTCATTGTTGGATCTTTGATGATTATTACTGGAATTGCCACAGTGGTTGCTGCTACCGCATAAAAGATAGTTTAGTAAGTCTGCTCAAACTTTAAGTGGTTGATCGGACCACGGACGCCTGTGCTGAATTCAGCTGATGCTTTTACCGCTTTAATTACGCGGTTCTTCGGCGACAGGTCGTCCGTGCTAAACAGCGATCCAAGAGCAGCGAGAGATCCATTACCAATTGCCATGTAGGGCTGCGTTGCTTCGTGGACGCTGTAGTCAGACCCGATTAGGAACAGTCTTCCTAGTGTTCCAACTAGGATTTCTGTTCCTTCTTCCATCTTCTCTCGTGTAGCTGTGCCTGGAGTATTTTCAAGGGTTTCAGCGATGTCTTGAACAAACTCAACAGACATAAAAGAATAAAGGTTACTAAGCGAAGGCACAGGAGGAAGGGAAGTATTATGAAGAATATTAAGCACCCGAAGACTCTGAGAAACCCCGACAATATAGTCACCGTTAACCGCAATCTTTGGAGTTGAGATTGTCACGCAAGAACTATCGTCGCTAGCCTCTGAATCTGAGGCCATATGGATAATGCCATTGTGCACAAGCGCCGCGATGCAAGTCATGCTATTTGTGTCCTCTCGGCTGCCTGTATTTAAGATAATTCTACCAATACTTACGGTCTTCCCATAACACCCTTTAGAGCCCTTAGAACGGCTCACAGGGCCTCCTAAAGACCTATTCAAGCCCTCTGGACCAGTTGTGTAGGTCTACATCTGTCTGGTCCCAGATATCTTCTGTCCGCTTCTCCAATTCTGCGGATGCAGTACTCAGGTAAAGCTCAACTGGCTTCGGGGGATTCCCCGCCCTTATCGCCCTTGCCCGCTCTTTGTGGGCCTTTCTCAGAGCCGATACAGTCAGCCCTCCCCAGATACCAAAACGCTCCCCAGTCTGGAAAGCAGAAGCCAGACATTGGGGAGCAACAGTGCACTCAGTAAGACATATTTCTCGCTCAGAGAGGCTGTGACGACCGGGCTCAGGAAACCAAGACTCCGGATCGCTGCTACAGACTGCGTCATCTCGCCAGTGCGGATTTTTGCCTATTACCTCGGACAAGTCTTTATTCGGATTTGTCATACCGGAAGCACGCCATCGCCCTTCCAACCAAGTTGGATTGCTCGGTACATACCATGTCTAATAGCATCATTAGCATGACCAGCGCCGCCCCTGTGCCACACGCCCGCATCCTTAATCATCTGATTAGTCACTAGACGCTTAGCTTGCGATGGGGTCTGCTCCACGTACGGAACACCATTTTTCTCTGAAAGATAGTGGGCTACCCCGAGAAGTCGCAAAGACCAGGGGCTCTGGGTCTTCTTCCCAGTCTCTGGAGTGATGATAAAGGACTCACACACGACCTCAGTAATGCCAGAGTGGGAGTCATTGACTGTGTTCTCTAGCCATTCCCAGGTCTCTTGAACAGTATTCTCTGCACTCTCCATGAGGACCAGAGAAGACTGACTGACATAGACCACGGCACACCCTGATTTCAAACCAGGATCTAGGCAGACTAAAGTACGGGGTTCCATCCTAGAATCATACAGATAAACGCCCGAATAGTCCAGTCCGTACTATTCGTACTTTTCGCCCCACTTGAGCAGAGGACCTTCAGACTCAGCAAGAATCTTGACTGAGTAGTCCGTTGTGTTAGACATAATATCGGGAATCTCACGCATAGCCTCATCTGCCAATTCGGCAGGAAGATCCACAAGGATTTCATCGTGTACCGGAACTACGAAGAACTCTCCGTATCCAGCCGAGTCAAGGTCAATCAACGACTTCTTAAAGATCTCGGCTGCATGACCTTGGAGTAGGTAGTTGACCAGACTGTACGTGCGGTCATTGTCACAGGGAAGCCTGCGCCCAAATGGCGTCAGTACATAGCCCTGTCCTTCGTACTTCTCTCGGTCAGACCCAATCCCTTCAACCCGCTTCATCATGTCCGCAATTCCTGGGTACTGAGTGTTGATAGCGTCCGCCACAACTTCCATCTGCTCAAATGGCACACCGGCACTAGCTGCCATCTTCGCAACCCCGGCCCCGTATGCCTTACCGTACATGACGTTCTTGACCAGCCCACGCCTCTTGTCCTTCTTTGAGAACTCAGGGTCTCCGTACACAGCGGCTCCCATAGTTGTAAAGAAGTCACCGCCGTGCTTGTCCGCTTCGTTGAACGTCTCAATCAAGTCAAGGTCGTCTGAGAAGTGTGCCATCAGGCGCATTTCAACCTGAGCAAAGTCTGTACTGATCAGTACGTTGCCCTCTCGTGGGATAAACATATTTCTTACCAGAGCAGATCCACGAGGAAGTTGCTGTAGGGGAGGATTAGAAACTGACATACGACCAGTTCGTGCACCAAGAGTATTAATCTCGGCGTGCACAAGACCGTCCACGTCCATCGCTTCAATACAACCCTTGAAGTAAGTCTCAGCAGTCTTGCCGGACTCACGCATATCAATCACACTTTGCGCAAGAGTTGAAAGTTCTGGGCTTCCAGTGTTAACCCAGAAGTTGAGGTCGTCTTTAGTAACCTTCGGATTACCACGTGCTGTGCGCTCACGGATCTGTCCACCAAGGGTTTCAATCAACCCACCGAGTTGGATAGTGGAAGCAACATTGATTCCGTACTTCTCTTCGCCCCACGTGATGACTTCATCATGGACCTTGTCAAGTCGCTCGTACTGCTCGCGTGCATAGTCTTGGTCAATCCGCATACCACGGATTTCCATGCTTGATGCAATGTGGCGAACCGCCATATCTAAGTCGTACGCAGATCTAAATCTTCCGTCACCTGTAATCAGCGGAGAGAACTTGTCAAAGATTCCACGAGTAAGAACTGTGTCAAGCGCGCCGTACTGCCAGTACTCGGGAAGGTTGATTGGGACATCTCCCCATCCCCAGTTATTCTTTGCCATGATTTCTTTGAGTGCGCCCTGACCAAACGAGGCCCTACGGTCTAAGTGCTTATCTGACAAAGCTTTAAGAGCAGCTGACTGGAGCGGGTCAATGATTCGTGACGCAATCATCGTGTCGTGTGTGCGGTCAGTTGGGAAACGATAGCCGTCTCCATGAACGTACAGCCACCTTGTTTCGAACGCTAGGTTGTGCGTCATCCACTCGCCGTCCCAGCGGTCTAACGTCTCAAGCGCAAGTCCCCGCCAGTCTTTCCACGGAATAGACCAACCCTGCTGTGCATCGCCAAACTGGATGAGTCTGAGTTCTGCCCCAGCATCCCAAGGATTAAGACCAGAAGTTTCTGTGTCCACAGCCAGACCACCGCGCACAGTACCAAGCCAATGCTTGAACTCGGCGGCATCGTCCAGATTCTCAACGAGGTGTACTTTTACAGCCCGGAGATTAAATGCTGTCATTTTTATCTTTCTTGTCGTTTGTCGTTTTGCTTACCTTACCAGATCTAGAATACGTCTTCAACCTTGTACGCTTGGGCGATGTTGCTATCAACGGCAGAAGCCTCATCCAACAGTTGCTCAGCCACGTTAGTCAGGTATCTCACACCGGACTCGTTGTACTTGTACAGTGCGTCAACCACCCCAGTCGGGCTTTCTGAGACGGTAGCCCAGTAGCGAGGCATCTCAACATAGACTTCAATCTCTGAGAGAGATCCTGGTCTAGGTGGCTGACACTGGTTGCAAGGAGACGAGCCATCCTTAAGCGCAGGAATAGCAGTCTTTGGGGGCTTATTCCTAGAAACAACGTCGCAGCCTTGTGCGTGATAGACGCGGGTCTGTCCAATTCGGGACAAGATGTAGGCTCCGCCAACAGTGCGGTACAGGGTGAACTCAACCCAGCGAGGGGAGTCTTCTCGGTATGAGGAAGAGAAGGCTAGAAGGGCTCCGTCAAATCGGAGCGTCCTCTTGCCATTGAGGACCTCATACATCGTAAGACTCCTGTCATGGTGACGTTTGGTTAATCCTAGCAGAAAAGCCTAGGCAAAGCTTGAAATCAGGCGTTTGGACGCTTAATTGCTCGTGAAATTCTTGGTGACTTGGGAGCCTCACCAGTATAGAGAGGGGCTGACTTTGGCTTAGAAACCTTCACTTCAGCCTTAGGAGCAGGGGTCTTCTTCACCTTTGCAGGCTTCTTCTCAGCCACAACCGGCTCAACAGGGGCCTCAACAACCGGCTCCTCGGCGGTAACGACTTCTTCTACTGGCTGTTCAGGGGTCTCTTCGACCTCGCCCAGCAAGTTGTCCCAGTCAGTGCTCATTGTATTCCTCTCGTGAACGAACCCTATAAGTGTACCAGAAACAGCCTAGTATCTAGATATCCCATAGCCTCTTTTGTAACCGCAAGACTCAAGGATAGAGGCTGATCCCAGAGTCCAAGTTCCACTAGACCCACCAGTAGATCCAGCAACAAAGAATCTTACGCTTTCATTTGCTGACGGCAGGGACACAGAGACAGGATAAAATATCTCTAATCCATCCTTCAGCATACTGAACTCATAGGAAGTTCCACCTGTATAGATAGCAACTATTTTGTAAGTTGCCACTCCTGAGAAACTTATGCTAGATACAGTTGTAGTTGTGGCAGTTCCGTTATGGGTTGCTCTTCTAGATAGAGTTAAATTGCTGTTGTAGTTACTGCAAAGAAACGCTACTCCGGCTAGACCAGGACTATTGAATCCCAATGCACTACCATTCCCACCAATAGCAGTTGAAGACTCTTGGCTTGCGTAAAGTATTCCAGCGCTAAATCCGTCAGCTCCCGTTGCTGCGCTCATTGTAATATTAAATTCAAATGATTTCATTTCGTAAGTTGATTTAGTTACTATGTTTCCTACTTGAGACGTAGATGTGGCTAGTGTTGCTCCTGCTGTCTGCAGGGCCGCCGTTCCATTATCTTCCCAGTAAGCACTGTTTGCTGTTCCTGGAGCAGGAACTTTTTCACACGTAAATCCAGTAGGGGCAAAAACATTATTTGTTGTTACATACTCAAACGCATCTTTGCTTTCGGTAAATAAAATTCCATTATTTACTGTTACATACTCAAATCCATCTTGGTAAGCCACTTTATGTCCAAGAAGTTGCTAAGGCTTTTACTGTTCCAGCCCATAGTGAAAGAGCAGCATTACTTGGATTAGTCAGTCTTAGAGTGAGTATGTTACTGATCGCACCAGGAGCTAAAGAGCTAATTGTTTGAGTGCTGGCAAATGATCCACCATTCAAATTTAGGGTGTAGTTACCGATCGCTGTTGGTGACAAATCGGTAAGAGTTGCCATGCTAACTACAACGGTATTGGAAGTTAGAGTTGAAGACTGATTTTTTACACGAAAAGAAATATCTGTCGTTGTAGACCGAGTTTTATCTCCAAAATCAAAATGGCTAGCACTCACACGAGCATCCGATGTTGGGTGCCAAAGATCAAGCCTTGAAGGAGTTTGTCCCGAAGTTAGTGTTCCAAACACATGCCAAGATCCGACGTAGTCGTTTCTAAATCCACCAGAACCGAGATCTGGAATTCTAAGACCTCTAACCCCAGTCTGTGAGACAGAGTAAATATTTGTTCGGTAGTTTGTGTCTGCACTCCAGTTTCGAGCCGCAACCAAAGTTGACCATGTTCCATCTAAACCGTTTGTTGTGTCTGCGGAATATTGAACACGTTTTGTACTGCTGTCGTAGCAATTCAAAAACATACCAGTAATATCTCTCAGTTGAGGAAAGACCATTCCAATCCAACCACTACCTTGGTTTGAATTCCAGTAAGTTCCACCGATATTTTCATCGTTTAGGGAACTCAATGCCCCACCGCTAGTTACAGTGTCTGTAATTGTTGAAGGTGTCTGTGGAGAGCCTGTTGTTGCTCCGCGCATCAAAACGGTGCCATCAAGGTGGTAAGCCATCCGGTGGTCTGGGTACGAAGAATAGACAGGCATGTTTACTCCTACTGCGTACTTAGATCTATTGACACGATGCCGTACTGCGGTGATCCACTAACAGAGTCTACATCAATGGTGAGATAGTCCCCGTCGTCTAGATAGGTCTGTGTCATTGCTGTGGAAGTCTGAACAGCACTTGTAGCTGAACTCAGCACAAGCTTTGTAGAGGTAAATATTGTTGTACCGTTCCGGTTAATGTCAAAGGTAACTGTCGAACTGGCAGCGAATGAGGCCCACACCCGCGAGAAGTAAAGGCGAGCACCAGTCTTGTTGTACCAGCGAAACACGTCCGCCTCCGCCGTAAGAACTTTTCCAATGCTGTAGTCAAGAGAGCGTGTTTGAGCTCCAACTACATAGTCAGAAATTGCCCCGATGGCAATCATACGGTTGCCTTGGATTAAAACAGCGCAAGACTCCCCATCTCTTGGAGTAAAAGCACTTGTCTTAATAATTTCAATCGTGTTTGACACGTCACCATCAAACGTGACAATAACCTTCTTGTTGTCTGCGCTTGTGCCCACAACCCCCGCAAACTCAAGCCGAGGAGCACGATTTGGATCGTTACTAGAAGATGTTGAATAGTTAGCCATTATGAAGGTCCACCTTCTACAGGGGGTGGGGATGGAGGTCCACTATACGTGGGGAATACCCCAGCAACTAGAGCGTCTGCTACGGCTGTTTCGGTAGCGACTAACTCAATAGTCATCGTGTCAGTCAGGCCAAGCGGAAGAGTAATTGAAGTAATTTTTGCTGGAAAAGGATTTCTTCCCGGCAACTCTAAAGAAACAATGTCGTTAGGATCAAGAGTTGGATCAGGGATAGTAGTAATAGTAAAAGTTCTAGTTCTGTCTTTAAGAATACTTTCAAGACGAAACTCAGCAGCTAACTCTGCTGCCACAGTGTCCCCGAGCAAGTCAGACTCGTAAAAGAAAGGAACATTACCAAATGGTCCTCCCCAGTAAGTCTTTGTTGAGTAGTCCAAATTTTCGTACACCCCTTGCACTGGGTATATATCGGCAATTCTTTCCCCTCTAGCCACTACTGCGTTATACAAACCATCCCGTGTATTTTTGGTTGACACACTGAATATAGGTGGAAGTGTCTGCGGGTCATCAGGTAATATTGATGGTAGGGCTTCAATTGTCTCTAACCGAAGCTTCCCTTCCCTACTGACAAAAGCTCTACAGTTAATAAACCCAGCTATATCAGTTATAGCTTTTCCTCTGTCTTCTTGGTACACAATAGAGGAGTAAGCAGGTATAACTGTTTCTGTTCCTAAAAATGCACCAGTACCATCACCTAGACCAAGACCAAAATTACTTTTATCAATCTCAATTATTGCACCGTCTTGGCAAAGATAGTCAAGCTCTTCCTCAATTGTGTTACCAGGAGTTGGCTGAGTAATGGTTATCATTTTATAGTCAATAATATTTGCTGTTCTATCTTCCCCGTCTATAGATACTTCGGCTCCCCCGTAGTACCAAAGTTTGGGATTGTTTTGTCCTTCAGGGTTGTCATTGTTCCAGAATTCCCGGGCCGTATGAGACTGCACTCTAAAAATCCCAACTGGTACTTCTTCAATCTCAGATGTGCCAAGTCCATTTGTGTACTCAATACCTCTATAAATACGAATTTCATGCCCATAAATACTGAGATCGCTATGAATTGTGTCTGGCAACAGAGACAAATCTGTGTCAAACGTAGTTAAACCTGAGAGAGATGACCTAGACAAGTCATCTGCTTTCAACGAGATGGACCCGCCGGAAATCTTTAAGTCAGGAATAACTATTTCTCCGTCGTACCAAACTTCTGCTCGTACAGTCGGAGTATGGGACTTATATAAATTAGCGTAAAAGTATTCTTCCGAAGCACCTGTGTATGCCATGTGCTCTCCTGCTAATTAATTACGGCTGGATTAGAGACAACATAGTACCAAGTTGGAGCTTCTGTGGTATTAGCAACCAAGTCACCCCATGTGCTGTAAGAACCAGCAACTCCAGAAGGTGGCTCAACCTCTCCCCAAGTATTCTCTGTAACAAACAGTTGTTCAATAACTGGGAGTGCAACCTCTACAAAATCAATATTCCACTTACGCTCTGGCCTACTGATATGAGGCAGAATGACCGGCTCTTCAGCAACTTTACTGACAGCAATTGCAATTGCAGGTCTCTCTGGCCGCGCCTCGCTTATAACTCTGAACATCAGACTGCGCCCAGTAGAGAACAAAGTTCTCATCATGTTAGCTTGTTGTTGCGTGTGCGTGATCATCGTAATTGATCCACGAGCCGCCGACCTCTTACCAGAAAGAGCAATTGGATACATAGATCCGATTACATCGTTGACACTCATTCGTTCTTGGTATTCAAACGGACGATAAATTTGTAGCGTTGCTGCTTGAATATAGTCAGTGTTCTTAGGGTCACTGACTAGACACTGGTAGCAGACTTGGGAATCGGTAGGTACTCCATCAAGAGTTATTGAAGCTGACGCCACCTCTACAGGCGCTGCTTCATACGAGACGTTATACGTCACGTGAGAGTCAAGCGGAACTGCCCTGTCAAAGTAGGTAGTGGTTCCGATAAACTCGTTATCGTAGAGAATTCTTTCTCCAGGATAACCCGCCGTTGATCTAGTAATGATCAGAACCTTTGGGATTCCTTCGCTGTACTCAGCTGTCGCTCCGGACACTGCAGCAATTTTGTCAAAGTAAGCAGCATTGGTAGCTCCGGTTGTACCAAACTCTACAAGTACATACCAACCAGTCGTCCCTGCAGGAGCTATTGCACCTTCAATAGTAGCCTCGTACCAAGTACCTAGAGTAGTTAAAGTCTCTGTTGTTCCCCATTCAATTGTTCCAGCAGTTCCTTGCCACAAAATTCCAACACGACCAGTAGTGACGTTTGCGTCTCCCCTAGCCAAACTTGCTACTGCTGATTTAGTTGCTCCAGGAATAGCTGACCCAACCAGACCACTGCTAACTCTGATTGTTCCACTAGCTACGTCCGTTGTGGTTGCTACACCATACCCAGAACCAACTGCTCCAGCAGCAGGAGAGTCGTCTAATGCTGGATAGCTCCAGTCTATATCTTCAGCTCTACTAGTTGAAATTTTGTCAAAAAGTGCTCCAGTACTATCCGCAGAGAACTTAAACTCTATAACTACTCTCCATCCGGTTGCTCCTGCGGGGGCTGTCATGTTCGGAAGGGAACTCTCTGTCCAAGTTCCAACCGTCAGTGACTGGTATTCTGAAGGATAGGAAAAAGTGTAAGCGGGAGATCCCAACCACTCAATCCCAACTCTTCCTCCGATAGCTTTATTGTCTCGTGCACTCAGCATTGCTGAGACAGAGACAACATCTCCTTCTACGCAGTCTTTGGTACCAGTCTCGTAGACTACTGGAAGAGTTTCACTATTGCTATGTTCGTTAGACGTAACCAGTCCATACCCGTCACCAACTACAGGCTCAAACACCTGACCAGGTACACCATCTATAGTGGTAGTAATACCAGGCACTGACCAATAAGCAGTTGATCCCTCACCAGCAGAAACTTTGTCAAAATATCCTTCTGCCTGCGCCCCAGCACTAGAAGCAATAGTAAATTCAATGACTACTCTAAACCCAATGTTTCCGGCGGCGGCTGTTCCAGTAGCAGTTGCTTGCTGCCAAGTGTAAGCATTGGGGGTTATCGCAGTCCCCCAGTCAATTGTTGATGTGTTGTCCCAGTTGATTCCAACTCTTGCACTGGTTATATATGTTGCACTTTTTGTGGATAGATACGCAGAGGCGTACCGTGTAGTTCCCACCGCAAGAGTTCCACCAACTCTCTCGCTAAACACACGGTTTGTTCCAACTCCTGCTGTGTTTAGCGCGCTGTTTACGAGAACTCCGTGGTTCTCACCAACAGCCGCAAAGTCTCCTGCTACGGAACTAGGGTAGTACCACTCTCCGACCGAGTCCAAAGCACGACCACCTAAGTGTGCTTTATCAAACAAAAGAGAGTTTCCTGCTGCAGTAGCAGTGTACTCAACGACTAGTTGAGCACTTGTTACTGAGGAAGCTGCAGACACGGTATTAAGGCTTAACTTAGTCCACGCGCCCGTTGACACAGTCACGTAAGAGGACCAAGTTGTTGTGCCTCCGCTCCACTTAATTCCAACTCGTGCTTGTGTAAATGTTCCAGTAAATTTTCTTACGTACACAATTGCTGCGTAGCCAGTTGACGTAGTTGCAGCAATTGTTGCTGTTTTTACACTACAAGCCCCAGAAGCAGTAGAAGAAAATTGACCACAGTGTTCTCCGATGAGTGGAGAGACAAAAGCACTTGATGGAACTCTAGTTAAAGAAGCGCAGTTTGTGTTAGTTATCCAAGTACCAATAGAGTGTTCAATACTTGCTGTATCAGAGGTTAACTGATTTTCTTGAGCAGCATTTGTACTAGCAAGACCGCCTGGAATAAAGGCTGTTTTACTCCCAGTTCGCGGGTCAAATGAACTGAGTACTTCCCAACTCCCAGTTGATGATCCTAGACCCTCAAGTACCGCACTCCCATACGACAGCAGGTTTTTAGCTGGTCCTTCACTAGTGTAGGAAATAAGTCCATAGTCAGTATCCCAGTCACCTATTCCTGCATCAAGACTGGCTGACTCAGGAGTAAGTACGTTTTCGTCTGAGCTTTTAGTTACATGGTCAACAAGAGATATAGTCTTTGTCCCAAGATATAGCTCTTCTTTGTGCCAGTTTCCAGCACTCTGCTCAAGACTTGCATCTATTCCGTCTAACTGGTTTGCAGCCCCACCTGCTTCTATATCAATTTGAACGGTCGTGGGCTTACCGTTGTACGGCTCAACTCCGGATAGGTTGATTGACACTGACATTAGTTAACCGGCCTTGAGTAGTTGGTGCGGCGTGCGTCTCGGACAGACTTGCCATTCATCTTAACATCAACGATGTCTTGAATCTGCTGGTTCCCGACGAACACTTGGATGTTAATATCTTTCTCAGATGAGTCTCCCTGCAGTGCCGCAAGAATCTGACGCTCAGCCGGAGTAAACCCGTTCGAGTCAAGAGGCGTAACGCGCTCTGCACGACCTGCTTCTGCTAGAAGAGCTAGAGTTCCAGAAGACGAGGGGCTGATAAGTCCACCTGCAGCGAGCATATACGGGTTTTTTAGCTGATCAAGTATTGTGCTTCTTCCAAACATGTTTGCTGACAGTCCAGGTATCTTTGGAATTATTACGCCACTTTGTGTTGGTACAAATAATTCTGGGCGCTTTTCACCGACAATGTATGGACGACCCTTAACAACTGGACCACCAGCTTCCTGCGTAGCGATCCTTCTACCACGCACAACAATACCAAACGATGTACCACTCCAGCTTTTAATATCGTTAAAGAATGTTTTACTGGCTGCATCTTTTGCTGTTATAGAGACCTCTACTTTGGGCGTAACAATTAAGTTTTTCAGAAGCCCCATCTTGTCAGCTAAACCCTCTGCTTCAGTTTTTGAAGCCCCCATTTTTTCTGCAAGAGCAACAAATTTAGCTCGCTGGACTTCCATTACCCTGTTTACAGCACGATCAGCTTCAGCTTTTTTACCAGACTCGGTTGTTGCTTTACTAGTTGCCAAAATATTATCGTATGTAGCGGTAGCTAGATCCTTAACTTGACCTGAAATATCGCGCAAAGCGGCACGATTTGCTCGGCCCTTATCAGTGTTATCACTTAGAGTTCTACCATTTTCTTTTATTGCATCAGTTGCATCAGCGAATGCTCCCTTAAGGTTGTCGCTAGCAGCTTGCGTGTTAACGAATCCTCCGTCAAGCAAGTCAAGCGCAGTTCTGAGGGCATTAGTTTTATCTGTGGCAGTAGAAGTTTCGTCTGCAAGAACTTTTTGCGCTTCCATTAGCTCAGTTGAAACTATTTTGGTTCTTACTGTACTAGTTATAGCATTTTCTAGAGCAATTTTATTTTCTATATATGAAGCATTAGAGTCTAGAACGCCCACTGACAGCAGACGAACGGAAGACTCTGCAAGACCGTACTGAGTTGCAAGTTCCTTAATCGGCCCATCAGTAGCAGCAAGGGCTGCTTGGTTTGCCGCAAGCTCAGCATTAAGTCCTTCTAGTGTGCTCTTTCCTGTGACCCCTTCTTTTACGACATCACCAAGAACACGAGTAAACCTGTTCCATCCGTCACTAACCGACGTTACTTTTTCTAAGCTGTACGCTTTATCAAGATCTTGAATAGCTTGCCGTGTCTTGTCAGTTTTGTCTCTTAGCTTATCCAGCCCCTCAAGAGAGTACCCCTTCTGGAAGTCTTCTCTTGCTTTCTTTGAGTCTCTCAGCACATCACTATATTTTTTAACTGATACACCTGCACCAATAAGAATTGCACCTAAGAGTACAAACCCAGCCGCGACTGCCGAACCCGCAAGAGTTACACCACTAACAAAACCAGCAAGTACTCTTCCTATCTGACCGAATACTTGGCCCCAGCTAACCCCAAAACCTTTTATTAACCGTCCAAACTGTGAAAACGATTTCCATGCGTTAGATAGCATCGGTATAATTGGTCCAAGGATTGCCTTAGCAAAGAATACGAACGCGTATCCAAGAAGTCTGAGTGCTACGAGTATTGAGAAAATTACACCAGCAACTTTTGCAAAAAATCCAACAATAGGAGTTATTATTGCAATACCTATTCTAAGCGTATCAAAGAATGCTTTAATAGCTCCGGTATCAGTCAAAGCATCAACAAACTTAAGAACTTGAATCACGAGTGCAGCAAACGCAGGAGCAGCATCCATAATCTTCGTTCCAATTTTTTCAAGAAGCGGAATAGCTTCTTGGTACTTTTGCAAAGCTTCGTTGAACGCTGGACTTGCGCCAAGCTTGAACAAAATCTTTACAAGCCCACTGGCAAGCTTCATAATTTCTTGAAAGTTTAGTGCCGACGAGTTGAAGAAGTCTTCGAATCCCTTTGTGTTGCCTTTTATACTGGACTCAAGATCTCTAAGTGTCCCAGTAAATTGCTTGAACAGGTAAATACCGCTTGGAAGTGCTGCTCCTGCAAGCCCCTTCAGAACATCCCAAAGCGCGGAAAAATAACCAAAGACAATCTCAGCTACGTTACCAGCTCTGGAGAACGTGTCAGATAGTTCTGCAATCCCACCCTCTGTCTCAAGTGAGGCGCGGTACGCACCCGTGAGTGTCTCAACCCATTTAGCAAACTCTAGTGTGACTGGAGCAGCTGCCTTTAGAACGTAGACGAGTATCGCAGTTAAGTCTTTAATAACGGAACCTATAGTTCCAAGAATTGTTGCGTTAGACTGCATCAAGTCAAAAAATTGTTGCCTAAAGAATGGGTTCTTAAATAGATCAATTAAACCTGCAACAAAATCACCAAGAACTGCTGCAGTGTTAACAAAGGCATCTTTTAACTGATTAAAAAATGATGTTGCTCCCTTTTCTTTGAAAAGGTCTTTAAGAGCCGCAGTAACTGGTGGGAAAAATCCATCACCAACAGCATTTTTAAGTTCCTGAAACATTGGCTGAAGCGACACAATAAATTTTACAAATTCTCTTTGCGCCGGAGAAAGTTTTTTCAGTGCTTCTTGGAACTTATTAACTGCTCCTGTAGCCCCAGATGCAGCTGCCCCACCTTGCCTACGAGCATAAGCTAGGTCAGACAAAGCGTCTGCAATTGCTTCTTGAGATTCTCTAGTCGCAATCGCCTGTTCTTCAAGCGCCCTCATCAACGCTTCTTGAGACTCAATAACTTTTTGATCAGCATCTACAATGTCATTCTTTACAGCAAGGACTTCTTGTGATCCTTCAATACCTGCTTCAGCAGACTTTCTCTGCTCTTCAGTAAGATCAGCATTTCTATCTTTTGCTTCTCGGTAGTTGAGCTCAGCTTCCTTGAATGTAAGTTCAACTTCTCTACGTGCTCTATTATCTGGTGGGAGTGACTGAACAGCGATCAACTGTCTTTGAGCATTTTCAAGCGCAATACCAGCACGCTCTTCAGCCAGTGCAGCTCCCTCAACACTAAACGCTAGTTGCTGTGCTGCTTCGGCTGCTTCGACTCTAGCTCTAGTAAGTTGTCTTTGAAGGTCTAAAGAGTCATTTACAGCATCCGACAAGTCTTGCTCAGCTGCTGCTACGTTTCTAAGATTTTTAACTGCACTTTCTTCGGCGCTCTGGTACGCGTCACGAAGTCTGCGCAGGGCGAGTTCAATAGCTCTTGCATTGTCGCTACCAGATCTAGCTGCTCGTGCTCCAGATTTAGTGCTTTGTTCAAAACCAGCACCGAGTGCTTCACCAACCCCGCGAAAAGCCAGAATTAGTGTAAGTGCTCCTTGAAGCACAGCACCAAGAAGAGCCGGAAGCACAATGAGTGACTGAGCTGCAAAAGCAACAGCACTACCAAGAGAGAACAGACCAGAAACAAGAGCACCAATTGCTCCACCAAGCTGTACAACAACTTGGCCAACAATGTTTCCTGTAAGAATCATCATGTCTAATTGTTTACGTGCTGCTTTGCCCTCTTGTGCAAACTTACTTAAACCTTTTGACCCATCGGCAAACCCATCCATAGCGCCGCTCAGAGATTGAGTTGCCTGGCCTAATCCTTGACTAACTGAACTAAAAGCTTGTGACGCACCACCAGCGGTTTGAGCAACATTAGATATTAATTCTGAAAGAGACGCTAATGCTGATCCAGACCCATTACTGGAAGTAACAAGCTCACTCAGTACCTCTGCCGTTGACCCAAGATTTCCTGAAGCGTTTTTTGCAGAGTCTCCTAGTCTGTCTGAGCTGTCAGATACGCCGTCTAGAGAGGCGCTTACATTAGCATCTACAGCATCACTAAATGCGTCACCAAAAGCATCGCCTGCTTGCTGACCACCGATTCTGCTTTGGATTTCTGCTGCGGATACACCAGCCGTCACTGCATCTGCAATAGCACGACGGAGAGGATCAGCATTCGCGCGTATGTTTACAAACGCTTCGCCAACAGTGGCCATGCCTCACTCCTCTCAGCCCAGTGGTGCGTCTAATCCTTCAAAAGGATTATTGGGGTCATTTGTCATCGGAGTGGGTGGTACATACGGCGTATGTGTCATCTTGGGCATCGCCGTTTTTGGTGTTGATTCTGCAGAGTAGTTAGAATCAAAACCGTAACTAGGTGAGGAACTGGAAGATCCCCAACTATATTCTACCCCATACACACCGTAGATCATTGATCTAGCACTGTGCTTGGCTTCGTGCACCTCTTTTTCAGACGGAGGATTGTCAGTCTCAAAGCAATAATGAGCTATATCTAGGAAATCGCTCATCGGAAGCTTTGAGAGTGACAATCTAGGTTCTCCTGAAACTACGCCTGAACTTCCGGAGTTGACGAGATACCATCCTCTGAAGTAAGGCCAGTGGTCTGCAGCCCATTTTCCGAAGAAGAGGGCCGCATCGTAGGGCGCTCTGCGTACTGCTCAATGAGCCACTCAAGGATGGCTACTAAGCCTTCCATACTGACAACGGTGTCAGTTCCCTCAATAATCTCTGTGAATCGGTCAAAATCTTCAGGAATAACAGCGTCCTTGAAAAGATCCATAATGGTTGCAACTCCACCACTGGGACTTTCAGCAGCCTGGATAACCCGCACGAGTGCAGTTCCAGGAAGGGCTGGGCGGCATCTGAATGTCTCGCCGAGTAGTGTGAATGAAATTTCTTCTAGGTCCTCAGGGCGAAAAACCCCTACTGACCCAAATTCCTTGTGACGTGCCATTTCGTTAATCTCCTAAGACAGGTGTCGGGTGTCGCCGTGAACTGGCGTTGTCTAAATTGTACTACAGTCTGGCGGCTGGTAGTGCCTTGAGTAGGTACGGATTTGGACGAGTTCCAGGGTGGAGTACAGAAGTCTCAAAAATTATACGTCCTCTGCTGGGGAATCTAAGGAACCCACCGGGCTTTGCTGTGATTACGTGCCGTCTTGTCCCGTTGTGGTGGTCTAGCGCGTAAGGTAGAGATGAGCCTACTCTGCAGTAGATACCTCTAAAGTCCCTTTGCATAGAGGAATTAATGCTGGTACGGAGAGCACCGCTCTCTTTTCCGGCGAACTTCTTAGCCGCGATCTCTACTTTTCTTCCGCGTCTGGCGAGTTCCCTACCAACTGGGCCATTTTGGTTGTTAAGAAAATCAAACATAGCGGACTCGTTTAGCTTAAATCGCATTATTAACACTCTCCCTTACGGTACTTGTATAGCAAGAGTTGCTATTACTCCGTGAAGTCCACCCTCTGGCTGGACGGTATCAATAGTGAGAATGACTCCTGAGCGGTAAACGTCAATTTCCTTAAACACATCAATAAGAGCCCATGAGTCAATGGCTGGGCCAACACTCATAGTTTGAATAGCATTTCCTTGTGGAACATTGTGTCCAGTAGGCCCAACTACGGGTACCTTGCGCAGAATCTGGATACCAATAACAGCACTTCTAGGCCCATCACACTGGGTGGGGATCATGCCGTCTTGCCCAGGAAGCCCGATGTAAGTCTGCAGAAGTGTCACAGTAAGTTGCTCACAGTCGGCTGCTACAGCACTAATCGCCCAGTATTTTTTAGCAGGAAGTGGGATCATTTCTTGCTCATAGAAAGAGACAATAGCGTCTAAGATCTCGTCCATAAAAGTGACGACTGACCGGACCCGGGCGTCAGTGCCAGAAAACTCTGGAGGTATGGCAGTTGGCATGGTGTCTCTTTCTTAGGTAACTTCGGTTTGGGCTGTTCTCACAATCGTACCAGTAGACATGTGAGTCAGAGCTCCACTCTCGGAGATTTCATATACGTCCATAGTCGCCTTGTCAGGAACTAAAGATGTATCAGAAGCAAGAGTTCCAATGATTTCCCAGTCGTCTGTCCCAGCATTTCTTTCAATCATTCGACGAGGAATTTCCCAAGATTCTTTATTGTGTGCTGACACCTGCACAACAATATGGGTGGACTCAGACAGACCAACAACGTAAGTAAACGGGCTCCCCTTTGTCGCAGCGATAGTTATACTCTCACCTGAGGTCTGCGTGCGTGGTCGGCTGAGTCTTCCGGCCACCGGAGTATCAGGGTTGAACACACGAGGACGGACACGGGACCCAGTTGGGTTTACTGTCTTCAAGAACAAGTCAACTAGGTACATACCAGTTCGACCTTGGTCTAGGAAGTCTTGTGGGTCAATGATTGTCCACGAAACACCTTGGCGGTTAATAGAAGTAACGCGGTCTGGGAGTCTGCATCTGTCATCGTTGGTGGCAGAATAGAGAATCTGGTTTGCCAACTCACGAGCAGCAAGAATTCCCGGAGCAGGAACTTCAATACCGTAGGTGTAAGTAACTACAATGTCTTGGAGACCTCCTCCCCAACACGTGTATGGACTGGTTGGGACAAGTCTGTTGTTATCAAGCAAAATGTATTCTGATGGATCAAGTTCTGCGTTAGCCGTCTCAAACCGAACAATGTTGTGTACTGGACGATTTCTGAGCCACAGAGTGTGGACGTGACCACACCTTCTACAGCGTGTGTTGACCATACCGCTACCAGGGATGCTATACGCGTACATCTTGTCTAGCGGAACTGGGTTCTGTCGGTAGATTTCACTGATGGTTTTTACACCGCTGAACTTACGTCCAGACAGCTGCCAAAGAATATACGAAGCAGACTCAATCGCTTCGTTTGCATACGGGGATGAAGGAGTGTCTAAGTCTTGGTCGGTTATCCAACGCATAGAACTATCCTTTCAAAAAGTTAGCGGTGCGCGGGTCCAGCTTGTTAGCCAGACCCGCACACCGCGAAACTAACTATTCAGCTTGGTAGAGGTCGTCAGTCAACGTGTCTGGGCTGTCATTGAGGGCCTCAAGGTCAGTGACAGCAGTTCCTGTACCAGTTGCTGGGTCCCAAGTGTACAGACCACGAAGGCCAGTCGGAGCCCAGTCAGAGCGAGCGTAAGAGTACGGGCGGTCAGTAACATCTGGCCACACCCAACGTCCGTCAACACCAGTTCCGAACTCGGCGTTTCCAACACCCCAACCTTGGAAGGTCGTGGCGAGCATACCGTTTTCAATAACACGGTCGCCGGAGATACGGGTCTTGACGTATGGGAAGATCCAGTGGTAGTAAGGGTTGGTTGAAGCAGTCTTACCGTTTTGCACGGCGCGGGACCAAACTTCAATCGCAACACCGTATGGAGTCGCTTCTTCGAATACGGACGGTGAGGTCCAACCAGCTGCGAGACCATCTGCGTCAAGCAGAGTGGTACCACCGCTGAGTGCCCAGGTAAGCTCGGGGTCTGGCTCACAGATTGCAAGTTCGAACGTGACGCGCTTCAGCGTGTCGGGAGCCTTGTATGAAACACAGAGCTGTCCATTAGCAGACTTCTCGGTGATTTCGTCGCCTTCTTCAAACTCAGGCGTGAATGAAACTCGGATGAACGCGCTCGTTACGATTGAGTCGCGGTCTCCGTCTTTGAGTGTACCATCTTCGTTCAGATTGGTTACACGGACAGCAACACCCTGGACGCTGGCCGCATAGTCTTGAGTCGCCATGTGGCTTCCCTTTCTTCGTTAGAGGGTGGCCAAGTCAACCTGCACGGCGAACAGACAGTCACTTGCAAAAGTGAATGCTGCGAACCGCTCGGCCCTGACCAGGAGTGTGTTGTCGGATGAGTCGAACCCATTAGCCGTCTTGTCAACGACAGTAGTTACTGGGCTTAGGTGGACCGTGATTGGTCCAGTTGCGTAGAGCCAAGTCTTTGAATCATTCTCGTCAAGACCAGAATAACCAACACCGGCTGCAATGTGAGTTCCACTGAAAGTCTGAAGGTGTCCGTCGCGCTCTTGGAGTATGTTCGATCCAAGTGCTGCTCCGGTACCCTTTGACATGTGAATGATGCCTTGCTCACCCATACTGCAGTCAGCAAGAGCGTCTTCAAGAAGTGCTAGACCTTCTATAACAGATCCAGCAGGACCAGCATCAACAGCATCACCGTTAGTTAAGTAAAACGGACCACTAACTGGGGCAGCACAGCCATTCCAAAGAACGTGCTCAAGTGCTTTTCCAGTTACTACATCAAGAGCGTCACTTGCTTCTTGGTTGCGCTGTTCTAGTGTGCTTCCGATTGTTGAACAAGCCCTGTCAACAGTAATGCCGAATGCAGTGTTAGTTACATATCTATCCATCGTAGTTGAGTCATAGATAGTGTGTGCTGGTGTACTTGCGCCACAGGTGGCCCAAACACCAGCTGAGTAGTCTGCATTGTTTCTGACATAGTCAAAATCAAAGCCTGCCCAGTTGACGTCATCTTCACTGTGTTCCATAACAGTAGCAACGCTCAGCAGCCCAAAGGGTGCGCGAACGACCTTAGTAGCGGGAAAGTGTCCCTTGAAAGCCATTTGTTTAATCCCTTCGGGTCTGCTGAGCGGTTGCTATCTGTCTATCGGTTTACAGTGATCAGTCGTCGATGCCAGTGACGCCCACGAGGGCGGCAGCTGCACCAAGGATCTCAACAGATGAGGTCACGTGGATTGACTCGGCACCGATCTTAGCGACAGCTTCGAACGTCTCAACGAACTGCTTGTAAGCGTTCGTCTCAACGAGCGAGGAGTCACGGATGATACCCAGGTCAAGGTTTCCACCATCAACGAACAGGAAGGTTCCTTCAGCGAAGAGGTCCCACTGAACTGCAGTCGGGAAGACTCCAGCGCCGGTGGTACCGAATGCGTTAAGGGTTTCCAGCGACCAACCAACAGTGATGTTGCGCTTCGTGAAGAAGGCTTCAATCTCGTTGTCAGCCTTGTCGAAGGTGTAGTCGCCGGGTGCCTGCAGAACGAGGTCTGCACGCATGGCGGACTTGACCCACGTCGGGATGATGGCGCGGAGTGCGGTGCTGTCCGACAGACGGTGGGTCTGGCGGTAACGAGCGGACACAACTTCCACGTCAAACAGGAACTGGCGAGCAAAGCCCACGTGGTCCAAGGTCTGCCATGCGGTACGTTCAGTACCGGCATCCTTGATCGCACGAAGAAGGGTCAACTCAGCCAAGCGAGCGTGGGCAACAAGAGCCAACTCGTTGTTCTGCGCAATCATTTCGGGGTGCGCACGAGCGTTCATGTTGTCAAACACCAGACAGGCGGTGATGGCGTCAACGTAGACGGCATCTTCCGAGCCGCAGTCAACGATCAGACATGGCTTGACACCAGTTCCGAGTAGACCGGCACGGTCACCATCTTCACCACTCCACACACCAACAGCAGTGGCGTCGTCATCTGATTCAGAGATGAACGAACCCAAGGCAGGGGCGGGAACGAAGCGGATGCCACCACGGTCGGCACCGAAGCCAACGAGTGCGTCGCGGACCGGACGGTCAACAACACCCAAGCCAGGAACTTCGTAGTATGCGTCAATAGGCGCACACACACCAGCAGCGGTAAGAGCCGAAGGAGCCAACGCGTTGGCAATCAAGTCAACGTTGCGTGAGCGGTCCGCACTCAAGATGCGGTCTTCGGGGAGGTTGGTCTGGAAAGAAGCAACAACGTGCTGTTCTCCGTCGCCACCAGAAACACGACGAACCGTGTCAAGGCGCTTAACGAAAGCAGACGCAACGTCCTTCATGCCAGCCATTTCGGTTCCGGCGGTCAAGCCCGGAATGTCTGCCCCAGCAGTGATAGTTACGAGTGTGTTAGCCGTCTCAACGGGGTCGTGGCTCTCGGGGCGTGAAAGAGCCGCGTCGTCGTTACGGATCTCGTCGGTGCCCGAAGCAGTCATCGGGGTCTCCTCCTGAGAGTCGGTTTCGGTAGCGGTGCTGTCATCTGCGGATGCAGTGACCGGGGTTGACGTGTCGTCAGTGCTCTCCACGGCGGCTTCGGCAACAACTTCTTCAGTTGCGTATTCCACAGGGGCGGCAGGTGTCTCTTCTTCTTCTTCTGGAGCAGTGGTGACTTCGATTTCAACGACAGGCTCGTCGTCCTTGGTCACGTCTCCAGTCATCTCATCAAAAACTTGGGCTTCAGCAGCAGCTGGAGCAGTCTCTTCTGAGGCATCAGACATCTGGTCAGCAGGCTTCTTCTTTTCATCAGTTGCCTCTTCTTCAGGTGTCTCTTCTGCCGGGGCCTCTTCAACAGCAGTAGCTGCTTCATCGGCTACGGGTGCTTCTTCAACGGTCTCGCCGCCAGTGTCCTCCGTAGGTGCTTCCTCTGAGCCATCTTCCTGAGTGCCGGTGATACGAGCAGCCGCTTCAGCGGCACGCGATTGGAGTTCCTTTGCAGCAGCAACTCGGTTCGCTTGCTCGTTCCTTACGGCCTCAAGTGAGTCGGCCAGCGCAAACATAGAGTCTACGCTTTCAGGGGTGTGCTCCTGAGACGAAATCGTCTCATATTCGGAGAGGATCTTGGCTTCGAGATCGCTCATCTCTTGCTCGTTCAGGCTCTGAAGCCTGTCAAGCGAGGACTTAATCTCGTCCATTGGATACCTTCCTGCCTACGGAAAAGGCGCGAAGATCACGCCCGAATGAGAGTAGGCACGCTCGGGGTTTGGATCTTGCGACGTAGGCAGGGAATGCCTCAGGTGACATACATGAATATGTCAGTTATTGAATAGTATCACACCAAATGACCGTATTTAGTCTTTTAGCCTGCCTACTCATAGTTCTTACTGAATCAGATAAGAATTCTAACCAACTTGGATAGCGATGCAGAGATTTCAGCTTGGGTTAGCTGGCGATCTCCGGACATGTACTTGTTCAAAAATTGCACAGCCTTTGCTTCTTCATCGTCTGCGGACAAGTTGTTTACCTTCTGTATCAGCTGATCTATGAAGTTCTTCAACTCTTCTGGAAGCTCTGAGTAGCGGAGACTCTTGTCTTCACCTAGAGGAACACCGATGTTGTAGACGACGTCACCAAGGATGGCGTAGTCGTCACGAAGACGCTCAGCAAGACGGGCGTCACCTACCTCGGTATCTGTTCGGTCAAGAGCAAGGATCAATTTTTGCCCTGCTATCTTCGCGGCGTTAAGGTCACCACCAACAAGTTTGTCGTCAATCTTTTTGATGTCAGCGACTTTAGAGTCAGTTTTCTCATCTCCTGCGTCTGATCGTGCTTCTTCAACATCATCTTTCAGACGAGCTAGTACTCCTCTAAACTTTCCTTCAGCGTCTCTAGGATGCGCCAACGGATCAAAGTCCTGTGGTCCTGTAGCAAATGCCTCAAACTTTGCGTTTGCTTCCGAGTAACGCTGAGCAAGAGTCTTGACTCCCATGCTCTCAAACTTAGCCTGAATGTCTTCAGCAGAAGCAATCAGAGCCGCCTCTTGCCACTTACCAGGAAGTGAGTCTGTCGCCTTCAGCGCACGAGCACGAGAGATGATGTGCTTCTTCGCGGCTTCTTTATCCTTGGCACGACCATAAGCTTGGATTGCATTGCGCAAGTCACCTTCATTTTCAATCGGGTAAGAACCGTCGGGCATTGCTATGCCTTCTTTGGCGTACTTGGCACGAGTCTCTTCGCTGTAGTCGCGGAACTCAGCAATGCTAGAAGACGCAAGTTCTTCAAACTTTGTCCGAACTTGCGTAGCACGACGGTCTAGTGACGCCATGCGCAGAGCCTCAAGCTTGTCGCGTTGTGGCCCCTCAAGGCGAGCAACTCTAAGTGCCAACTCGTCCAGGACTGAGTTGTCAGCAGTCTTGTACTGCTCAAGCAAGGTTGCAGTACCAGCAGCTACCAGCGAGAGAAGTGACCCAGAGGCAACGAATGCGCGGGTTACTGGGAAGCCAGGAACGTTGACTGAGCAAACAGCAACCATTTCCAAGCGACCGTTGACTGGACGCCAGTCTCCGGAAGGAGCGGATGCACGAACGGCGCGGATTTGTTCTGGGC